TCGTGACTCTGAGCGTTCACAGATTGTAACCCCTGCCCTTCAGCAGGCAATTGAGTCCCACACAGCTGAGATCGAAGAGGCTATTTTTGGTCGTGGTGAGAAGTTCTTTGACATCATTGATGACCGCAACGATCCAGAGAAGATTGACGTAGAGCAGATTAAGAACCAGATGTATGAGGACTTTAAGCGCACTAAGGTTCGTAAGCAGGTATCTGATGTTGTGCTCATGGGGGCTATCTATGGCACCGGCATCGGTGAGATTACGATTGCAGAGAAGACTGAGCTAAGGCCAGCGATGCGCCCAATCGTGGAGATGGGTGTCTCTGCCATCGGTGTTGAGGAAGTAGCCCGCTTTATTGTTGGCCTAAAGCCAATCAATCCTAAGAACTTCTTAATTGACCCGACTGCCTCCAGCATTGAAGAGGCACTAGGCTGTGCGGTAGAAGAGTATGTGTCCCTGCATTCTGTAGTGGCTGGTATGGAGTCTGGTGTCTATACCAAGATAGAGAACCTTGGACAGACCGCTGTAGACACTGACCTTGAGCCTGTACAGGAAGACATTGAGTATCAGCAAGACAAGGTTAAGTTGCTTCGCTACTATGGCTTGGTGCCTAAGTACCTAATCGAGGCCAAGGATGGTGAAGAGGTAGTAGAACTCTTTGCTAAGAAGCAAGAAGAGTTTGGCACCGAAGCTGCTAGCTACACAGAGTTGGTAGAAGGCATCGTAGTTATCGCCAATGACCAGCACCTACTCAAGGCTGAGTTGACTCCTTACATGATGGAAGACCGGCCTATCGTTGCCTTCCAGAATGATTCCATGCCTAACCGTTTCTGGGGTCGTGGTATCGCTGAGAAGGGCTACAATATGCAAAAGGCTATTGATGCTCAGATCCGTGCTCACTTGGACAGCCTAGCACTAACCACAGTGCCTATGATGGGCATCGATGCCACAAGGTTGCCTCGTGGTGCCAAGTTTGAAGTAAGGCCAGGAAAGACTATCCTGACCAACGGCAACCCAGCAGAAGTATTGCAACCGTTTAAGTTTGGTAATACCGATCCCGGTAACCTACAGACCGCAGGTGAGTTTATGCGGATGATGCTGATGGCTACTGGTACGGTTGACTCTGCATCTCTACCAGCTGCTACCACAACAGATGGTGCTGGCATCAGTGCTGGCCTCTCAGCAATCATCAAGAAGAATAAGCGCACCTTGGTTAACTTCCAAGAGCAGTTCCTTATTCCTTTTGTGACCAAAGCTGCCTATCGGTTTATGCAGTTTGATCCAGAGAACTATCCTGCACAAGACTTTAAGTTTGTTGCTTCTAGCAATCTAGGCATCATTGCCCGTGAGTATGAGCAGATGCAGTTTATGAATCTACTCAAGACCCTTGGACCAGATAGCCCGATTGTCCCGATGGTGATGATGTCTATCATTGAGAACAGCGGTCTAAACAACCGTGAGCAGTTGATTGCACAGATGCAACAGATGATGCAGCCTAGCCCAGAGCAACAGCAATTGCAACAGGCCTCACAGCAGGTTCAGTTGCAGGGTGCTCAGGCTATCGTTGCTAAGACCACCGCAGAGGCCCAGAGAGAGGCAGCAGAGGCTCAGAAGGTCTTGGTTGAGACCCAGCTATTGCCAGAGGAAATGAGAGCCAAGGTGATTGCCTCTGTGTCTCGTAACCTACCTGACGAAGATAATGCGGCTAACAGAGAGTTTGACCGCCGAATCAAGGTAGCAGAACTGATGCTCAAGGAAAAAGAGATGGAAAATGACCTAAAAGTGGTCGAACTCCAGACCGGCGTAAAAATGGGTAAGGTTCAGGACATTATGAAAAAGCAAGACGATCAACTTAAACAAGCCGCTATGGGGGTAGAATGAAATTTCGTGAGATAACATCTGCTGATGCCTCTGTAGAGGCCAAGATTGAGGCACTAGGCATAGTCCTTGATAAGCTATTTAGCAAGATCGAGGTCAAAGTTGACACTGTTTCCAAGGAAATTGGCCCTCAAGGCCCCAAAGGAGACAAGGGAGACCGTGGTCCTGCCGGTCCAGAAGGTGCTATGGGACCTATGGGGCTGCGTGGTAAGGACGGAGAAGCCGGTAAAGACGGCCCTGCTGGCCCTACAGGCACCTCTGTAGCCGATGCTAGGATTGATTTTGATGGCTCCCTAGTCATTGTGCTCTCAGACGGAACTGAAATCGATGCAGGCACGGTTGTAACCCCTGATATGGCAGAAAAATTGTCTGTATTCACCTCTAAGGGTGGATCAATCCAGTTTAGTGCCTACACAAACACCCCACTGACCATCGCAGGGTATGTAGAAATAGCCGATGCTGACGGTACTACCAGAAAATTAGCAGTTGTAGCATAAAAATGCTTGACAAATTCATTATTTTGTGGTAGAATAACAACAATGTTACCAGAATTACAGCAGTACTACGAAGACAGGCTTTTTATGATGACCACCCCAGCGTGGACACAACTCATAGAAGACCTAATAGAGATGCGTACCCAGTACGAGAACATCCGAAACTGCGATGCAGTGACCCTAGAGTTTAGAAAAGGACAGGTAGACATTTTAGACTACATCATTGGTCTAAAAGACTTGTCCGAACAAACCTACGAGGAACTGCAAAATGGCGAAAAGAATATTTGAATTCCGCTGTGCCAAAGGGCACGTAAGCGATAAGTATGTTGATGAGTCTGTAACTGTCATACAGTGTCCGCACTGTACAAATGACGCTAGCAGGATCATCTCAACTCCTAGAATCTCTTTAGATGGGTGCTCAGGGCACTTTCCATCTGCAAGTAGGGCCTGGGAGAAGCGGCGAGAGTCGCATATAAAGTACGAACGTAAAGTTGGTATTTCAGAGGGATAAGAGAACCCCCTCAAATGTAATAAGTGTTCTTTCTTAATGCTGTTAAAGCACGGGAGACAATAGATGGCTAGTTTTATTGAAGAAGGTATTGATGAACAACCAACCGATGAAGTGATTTCAGAACTTGGTGCAGATACGGCTCAGGAATTAAAAGAAGTTTTACAACCAGAGCCAGGGTCACAATCAGATGTAGAAGGAATGCTCCCTGAGAAGTACAAGGGTAAGAGCGTCAAAGAGATTGTGAATATGCACATGGAGGCCGAGAAGTTAATTGGCAGACAAGGTAGTGAAGTCGGTGAACTTCGTAAGGTTGTAGATGATTTCATTAAAGCCCAAACTACAACAAAACAGCAACTGCAAGACGAATCTACCGAAGAAGTTGATTTCTTCGCTGATCCTAAACGTGCGGTAGAGAAGGCGATTGAAAACCATCCTAAGATTAGAGAAGCTGAAAAACTCTCATCTGAGATGGCAGCGGCAAAGGCGTTTAACGAACTAAAGACACGGCATCCTGACTTCCAAGAAGTTGTTGCCGATCCTGCATTCCAGAATTGGGTTGCAGCCTCCAAAGTGAGGGCAGAGTTGTTTGTTCGTGCAGACCGTTCTTTTGACTATGATGCTGGTGATGAGTTGTTATCTACATGGAAAGAGCGTAGACAAGCAGCACAGCAGACAGTATCTGGTGAGAAGCAGGTCCGAAGCCAAGCCATCAAGGCAGCTACTACCACAGTGTCATCGGGCAGTGATGAAGCACCCTCTAAGAAGATTTATCGCCGTGCAGACATTATTAAACTCATGCAAACTGATCCTGACAAGTATGACAGTATGCAGCCAGAAATTATGGCAGCTTACTCAGAAGGTCGGGTGAGGTAAACTTAACAATATTAACAAAGGAAATTTATCATGGCATTAGGTTCAGGTCACGTTATCCAAACGAACGTCAACACCGCAGGTTTTATTCCTGAGGTATGGTCTGACGAAATCATCGCTGCTTACAAAAAGAATCTCGTAGCAGCAAATCTATTTAAAAAGATGAACATGAAAGGCCGCAAGGGAGATGTTGTTCACTTCCCATCGCCTGATCGTAAATCTGCTGCAATCAAGAGTGCAAACTCGCAAGTTACTGTCAACGCCGAGAGTGGTACGGAAAAGACTGTAACGATCAATAACCACTATGAGTACAGCCGCTTGATCGAAGACTTTGCTGAAGTTCAGGCTTTGTCCTCACTGCGCCGCTTCTACACAGAAGACGCTGGCTATGCTCTGGCTACCCAGATTGACACATCACTAATCCAGTTGGGTCGTGGTGTTCAGACGGGTACCGCTGGTTCTGCTGCTTATGACGATGGCTATATCGGTGGTGACGGCAACACGAAGTACGTTGCAGCCAGCAACAACGAGAGTGCATTGACTGACGCAGGTATTCGCCGTGCAATTCAGCGTCTTGATGACCAGGACGTTCCGATGGATGGTCGTTTTATGGTCGTTCCTCCAGTTGCTCGTAACACTCTGATGGGAATTGCTCGCTTTACTGAGCAGGCTTTTGTCGGTGACGGCGCTTCTATCCGCAACGGTCAAATCGGTGACGTTTATGGCGTTAAAGTGTTTGTTTCTAACAACGCTGATACGACCAACGGCTCTGGAGCTGCCCGTGTTTGCTTGCTTGCACACCCAGAGGCATTTGTTCTGGTTGAGCAGCTTGGCATCCGTGTTCAGACTCAGTACAAACAAGAGTACCTTGGTACCCTGTTGACTGCTGATACACTCTACGGTGTTGGCGAGTTGCGTGATACCTCCGCTGTGGCTTTGGTTATCCCCGCCTAATCGGGAATGACTAACGGGGCTGGCTCATAAGGCTGGCCCCACCACTAACTATAGGAGATTATTATGGCTGTTTCTCAAGGTCGTTCCCAGTTTCAGGGCTTGTTCTCTGAGATGTGGGCAGTTTCTGAGACTGTAGACTTCGGTGCTGCTGCTACTGGCTCTGGCACCTTTGCCTCTGTCAATGTAACGGTTCCTGGTGTTGCTATTGGTGACATCGTTATGGGTATCTCTGCTGGCGTAGACACTATCGATGCCGTTATCGGCGGTGCAGTAACTGTTGCTAACACAGTAACCCTGACGCTTGTAAACAACACTGCTGGTGCAGTAGATCTGGCTTCTACAACCCTGAAGTTTGTTGTAGTTCGTCCAGCATTCTAAACCTTA